GGCGGTGCGGCCCGGCGTCGGCGGCCTGGCCGGGGTATCCGACCGCGCGGTCGAAGGGGTACGAGGTCTGAACGGTCATGGTCAGCGGCTCCCGTTGACGGTCATGGTGGGCTTGGACTTCCAGGCGTCCGCGGTGCGGCGCGCGAGGCCTTCGGGCGTCGCGTCGTCGGCGTCGGCGCGCGTGGTGCCGCCCTCGTTGCCGAGGGGCCCGCGGGCGGCGGCGAGGGCGTCGTTGCGGGTCGCGGCGCCGGCGACCACGGCCTCGTACATGCCGCGGAGGGTGTCCGCGGAGAGCCCGTCGAGCTTCACGTTGGGGAGGGCCTTCGCGACGACGCGCTTGCGGATCTCGTCGGCCTTGAGCCCGTCGAGCTTCACCTCGGCGCCGAGCACCTTCGCGGCGTCGGCGCGCAGGGTGCCGCGCTTCGCGATGATCGCGTCCTGCACGTCCTCCGGGACCATGTCCTCGGTGACGGGCGCGGGCGTGGCGGCGCTGGCGGCGGCCATCTTCGCCTCCAGCCCGGCGACGGTCTGCAGCGCCTTCATGAGCGCGTCCTTCACGGCGGCGAGCTCGGCGCCGTCGGCGTCGCACTTCTTCTCGACGCCGTCGATGGCGTCCTGCGCGTCCGCGATCTTCTTCTCGTCGATCGCCTTGTCGTCCCCGTCGAGGCGGTACTCGACGCCCCGGATCTTGATGGTCCTCTTCATCGACTGCCCCTTCGCGGCGTCGATGCGCCGCACGTGAACCGCCGCGCCATCCATGCGCAGCGAGACTTCCGGCCCTGAACGCCCTTCACCCGGCGCGAGCAGCGCGACGTGGTTGTGGCGGATGCGGCGCTGGATCGCGTCGTACCGCTCGCCCTCAGGGGTCACCCCGGGCACGTGCTCGACTTCGCAGGTGTACCCGCACGAGACCTCGCGCCGCTCGCCCGCGAGGACCAGCCGGCAGAGCTCGGCGTCCTGGACCATGAGGTCGGTGACCACGAGGTTGCCGTCCTTGCGCACGGCGCCGTCGGCGTGGCCGCGGGACACCGCGGTGAAGGTGTCGGGCGTGACGAGTTTCTCGGGGTGCTCGTTGGTGACCGTGGCGCCGCGCAGCGTCGCGAGGGAGTCGGCCGCGAAGACCTCCTCCTCGGGGCGGTACTCACGCCAGGTGCGGGTGCCGTCGGAGTATTCGAGCACGCCCGTCCGCGCGACCGCGGCCTCGACGCAGAGTCCGCCCTGGGGCGTCGGGCGGACGCCTCGGGTCGGGCCTGCGAAGTCGCGGCGGTACACGCGCACGCCCCAACGGTGCGCGGGGGGTGGGGCGGAAGGCTAGACGGTGGAGGCGGGGAACTCAGGCGCGCGGGTGCTCGCGCTCGTTGAAGTCGCCCGCGTCGGCGCGGTCGGTCTTCGCGGCCTCGTCGAGCGCTTCGATCACCGGCTCCGCCGTGCACCGGCACTGGAAGTCGCCTCCGGGGTGCTCGCGCCGCGCGGGGCGCCCGCGGCGGACCTCGCTCGCGTTCACCACGGGCGGGTCGTCGTAGCGGAAGGTCTTGCCGTTGAGCGCGCGGTGGTCGGGCCGCACGTCGCCGTCGCCGCTCGTGCGCCACACGTACCGCGTGATGCCCGCGGCCTCGTGCCGGGCCTGCGTGATCTGCCCGTTGAGCGAGAGCACCTGGTCGCGGGCGATGAGCGCGGCCTGCCGCTTCGTGACGTTGCCCTCTTCGAGGATGCGGTCGCGGATCGTCTCGACGCGGGCGTTGGGCGCGTCGTCGAGGATGGCCTTCACCCGCGCGACCTTGTCCTTCGCCATCGAGACGATGAGGTCCAGGTTCTCCCGGCGGAAGCGCGCCGCGAGGGGTGCGAGGTTCGGCTCGACCGCCGAGAGGTCCACGCCCACGACGGCCTTCGCCTGCCGCGCCCAGGTGGCCTTCGTGACCGCGGAGACGTTCGCGGCGACGGCGTCGATCGCGGTGTCGATCGCGCGCCCGCGGCGCGTCACCACCTTCTCGGCCAGGCGCCGGATGCGCGCCAGGAGATCCCCCTTGTCGAACGGCGGGAGCGCGCCGTCGGCCGCGTCGCGCCGGGGCACCGGGAGCCCCTCGTCGGCCAGGGCGGCGCGGATCTCGGCGTCGAGCTCCTCGGCGAGGTCCATCAGCGCGCGGGTGTACGCCGTCGGGCGCGGGAGGAGCGCCGGGGGCACCGCACGCGCAGAGCGGCGCCTGGAGGCCGTCGCCATCAGCTCGCGGCGGAGCGCGAGCTGCTGCGCGCGGGTGGTCACGACGCCAGCCTCCACCGCTCGCGCGCCTTCTCCTCGGCCTCGCGGCGGCGCTGGAGGTGCTCGCGGACCTCGTCGCACACGGCCTGCACGACGGTCCCGACGATGGCAGGAGCGATCGCGAGGAGGAGCGCCTGCGCGAAGGTCGGCGCGGGGTCGCGGTCGTCCATCACGCGCCTCCCGGCGCCGCGGGGTCGGCCACGGGCACCGCGACGACGTCGCCCGGTTCCAGCGCCTCGCCCTCGTCGACCTCGGTGGGCTCGCGGGCGGTGAAGGGCCCGAGCTCGAGACCGCCGTCCTTCGCGCGCTGGATGAGCCGCGCCGTGTACGCCTGGTACCCGCGGTTGCTCTTCGTGAGCCGCGCGACCTCGGCCTGCGCGTCCGCGAGCTGCTGCGCGTGGCCGGGATCGGGCGCGGTGAAGAAGGTCTTCCCGGCCTCGCCCATCGCGGCGTCGGCCGCGGCCGGGTCGAGCCCGAACGAGCTCTGGAGCAGCGCCACCCCGGCGTCGCGCGGGAGCTCGCGCGCGGCGACCTTCGCGACGATGGCGGCGATGCCCTCGGCGTGCTCGGCGCCCGGCAGGGGCGCGCCCTGCCCGGCGACCTGCCCCGCGGCCTCGGCGTCGGCTTCGAGGGTCGCACGGCGCGCGTCGAGGTCGATGACGAGCGGCGCGTTCCATCCGTCGGGGGTGAAGCGCCCCGAGAGCGCCACCTCCTCGGGGGTGACGACCTGGTTGGTGATGTACGCGGTGTCCACCTGCGAGGCCTTGAGCCGCAGGTCCGCGAGCTCCATCGGCGTCGGCTGCCAGAGCGGCGGGTACGTGATCGCGAGGCGCGGCGGGACCTGCCCGCCCGTGGGCCCGTCCTTCGCCGCGAGGAGCAGCCGCACGAGACGACGGTGCCGCGGGAGCAGGGTCTGCTGCTGGGCGGCGCGCGTGCGATCGTAGAACCAACGGATGTCCGATTCGCCCGTGGCCGAGAGGCCCGCGGGGCTCTGGCCCATGAGCACCGTCACCGGGATCTCCGCGGCGCCCGACAGCAGGAGCAGGTTCTTCGTGAGCAGGTCCGCGATCCCCGTGAGCGCCCCGACCTCGGTGCGGCTGTACTCCTCGCCGTCGTCGAGCAGCACGCTCCGCGTCACGCCCCGCGCGAGGTCCATCATCTCCAGCCGACGCTTGAGGACGTCCTTCTTGTCGGCGGCCATCATCGACATCAGGCCCTTGAGCTTGAAGACGCTCTCGCTCGCCTGCTGGAGCAGCGTGCCCGAGCTTTCCCAGCCGCCGTTGAAGTGCGCGAGGATGCCGTACAGCCGCTGGAGTTCGCTCTCGCCCCAGCCGTGCAGGAGCTGTCGCCGGCGGCGTGTCGTCGGGGCGCCGTCGAAGAGGATGAGGCGCGAGCGGTGCCAGACCGCGTTCTCGTTCGCCCCGCCGCCGCCGACCCGCTGCAGCCGGTAGGTGATCGGTTCCCCGAAGAGCGGCGCCTGGGGGTCGGTCTCGTAGCGGTCGGGGCGAAGCTCCCGCGCGTCGACCACGTCGAGGAAGAGCACCCGGCGAACCGCGGCCTCGTCCACCGGCTCCCACGGAGGGCGCCCGTCGTCGGCGCCCACGAGCACCGCGCCGCCGCCGAAGACCCGCGCCCAGGTCCACGCCCGCGCGAGGCGCGCGTTGACCTGCATCGCGTCCAGGTGCTCGGCGACGCGCGGGTCGGCCTCGGCGTCCCCGGTGGCGACGACAGCTCCCTGGCGCAGCGCCTCCTCGGGGACCACGCGACAGATCCGGTTGGCGTAGGCGTCCCCGATGTAGAGCTGCTCGAGCAGCTCCTCCGACAGGATCGCGTCGGCGCTGAACGCGAGGCGCTTGGCGCGCCGGTCGGTGCCGACACCGGTGACGAGGTTCGCCCACCCGTCGACGCGCTCCAGCGCCCGCTCGAACTGCTCGATGAAGCCCATCAGCGAATCCCTCCGAACATGCTCTCCAGGTTCGCCATCGCGGCTTCGAGGAGCTCGCCGCTGCGCGCGGCGACGTGGTTGAGGTACATGGTCATCGCGTCCACCTGGTCGTCGTGCGCGGCCGCGGGGAACGTCGTGACCTCGTGCACGAGCTCGGGCACCCACGGCGCGCCGACGCGGCCGTCCGGGTAGCGGGCCTCGGTCGGGTGCGGGAGCACGACGTTGCCCGCGGCGAAGAGGGGCTCGACCGCCGACGCGCGCGCCTCCTTCGAGCCGAAGGGCTCAACGGCCACGAGCCCCGGGAGCTTCGCGCGGAGCACCGAGAGGATCGCGGGGCCGTTGGCCTTGTCCTCGACGAGCTTGAGCAGCGCCTGCGGGTAGCGCGTAGCGAGCGCCACGAACTGCCGCAGCGTCTCGACGAAGTCCATGCGCCCGCGNNGAGGTAGTGGTCCGGGCCCACGGTGCACCACACCTGGATCACCACGAAGTCCGCGGTCCTGGTGTCCTTGAAGGTCGCGTCGAGGCTCATGCCCCACGCGCCGTTGCGCGGGATCTCCGTCCAGCGGCGCGTGAGCCACGCCTCCTTGAAGATCGCGCCCTCGGCCGGCGCGGGGCGCTGCTGGAGCTGCGCGGCGGCGGCGCGGGGCGCGAGGCGCTTCTCCAGGCGCGCGACGGCGCCCTCGTCGTATCGCTCGGGGCAGAGCAGCTCGCCCTCCTCGCGCCGCGGGTCGCGCGCGTAGCGGTGCGGGTGCCGGGCCTCGTAGCGCATCGGGAGGCAGAGGACCGTCGCCCCGTCGCGGATCATCTCGGCGGTGAGGTCGCGCTCGTGAAGGCGTTGCATCACGAGGATGCGGCGCGGGCGCTTGGGGTCGCGGAACCGCGTCGGCATGGTCTCGCGGTGCCAGGCGAGGGTGGCCTCCAGCTCTGCGGTCGACGCGACGCCCGCGGGGTCGTGCGGGTCGTCGATGATGTGGCCGTCGGCGTGCTGCCCGGTGACCGCGGACCCCGTGGTGGTGGTGTACCGGGAGCCGCCGCGGTTGTTGAAGAAGAACTCGACGCTCGTCGAGTCGGACTTGCCCGAAGGGATCGCGACCTCGGGCCAGCGCGCGGCCCACCAGTCGCCGGCCACGAGCTCGCGGTGACGGCGCGCGCTGCGGTTGGCGACGGCGCGGTCGTAGGATGCGGCGATCCACCGCCACGTCGGACGCTCGATCCAGACGTACGCGGCGAAGAGCGTCGAGACCGTGAGGCTCTTCGACGTGCCGGGCGGGATGTTCACCACGAGGTCGAGGATTTCGTCGCGCAGCCACGCCTCGAGGTGCTCGCAGACGGCGTCGAGGTGCCAGCCCCAGATGAGCGCCGCGGGCTCCACCTGCGGCCACGCGCGGCGCACGAACTCCGCGAACCCCTTGCGGCGGATCTGCTCGCGCTCCACGTCGGCGAGGGTCGGCGCGCGGGTCGCGACGGGCGAGAGCGTCACGTCGGGCTCCCCATCGCCTTGCGGGTGAGGCGCTCGAAGTCGTCGAGCTCCTGCGGCGTGAGCTTCGAGAGGTCCGTCGACGCGCGCAGGTCCGCCTCGAGCTTGGACGCCCGCGGGATGCCCACGCGGGCGAGGATGGCCTCCGCCGCGGTGAGGGCCTCGAAGGGCTTGGGGTCGCGGAGCTTCTCGACGAGCGTGTGCGCGGCCTGCGTCGCGGCGTTGCGCAGGACCTCACGGGCATCGGCCACGGCCTCGGCGAACACGGCGGCGCGGGCCTCCTTCGCGCGCGAGAGCATCTGCTGGCCGTCGGGGCTGTCGCGCCACCGACGCACGGTCTTGCGGTCGACCCCGAGCAGCCCGGCGACGTCGTGCAGGTGCCAGCCCTCGGCGAGCATCGCCATCGCGGTCTCGCGGTCCTTCGGTCCGGGCTCCGGCCTCGGCGCGGGGCGTTTCGGGGTCTTCGGGGTCTTCGGGGGCATGGTCACTCGGCGGCCTACGTGGTCTCGGCGAGGTAGGCCAGCGCCCTGAGCCTCTGCGCCGGGGAGAGGCGATCAAGGGCGCTCTGGAGGGGATCTCGGGCGCGCGG